TGATGCAGTGTCAAGTCTTTTTTTCATTTCGACCCCTATTACTACGTAAAAAAGTTGGAAATAGGTGTTGTTTTGGGGTCAAACCTCGATTCTAAGCCGCAAAGCTTCAGGACAGGCATCACATACACCGCTTTGCTGATAGGTAATGTAGGGGTGAAACGAGAGTGAATGAGTGCATGGCGCTGAATGCAAAGCATTGAATCGATTGAATTTTTGGGTATGGGAAAATCGACATTCAGTAAATTGCCCACACTTTCCTACGGAAAACGTCGATCCGTCCCTCAATGCGCCCATGCCATGACCCACATCTACCCTCTTTAGAGGGCAAAATCAGGGGAAATCACGGTCTACAGCTCACCAAAATCGACAGATCTGTCCCTTTGGGACGGCGTGCGCCTGCTATGACCCACGGGTGCTACGTCATGCAGGGGGGTGGCGTGGCCGTGCGTCGCGTGGCGTGCGTCCTGAGCCTCTAGCTATAGGTAATACACAAGAACAAGTCCATTTTTCTTACACCAGTCTCTCCAACCCCGGGGTCTATACAAACAACGCTAATTATTTTTTCTACAAAATACTCAAATTCTCTGCAATCAGTTCTGAAATCAGAGCTGAAAACACGATGCAACCCAATAACCCATAAACCCAATAACCCACTCTACTGGCAAGTGACTCTGAGATCAGAGTTGTAATCAGGAATACAGGAAAAGGTATTGCATATTCCGGATCAAGTGGGTATATTCCACGCCAATGATGGACAACCCATCTCAAGACGTATGGGGATTGAAGCTGCTAGAGGCTGTGGGACATGTTCTCACTTTAAGTGCAGTCCTCATTCGTGTTGGCACAAATGAGCTCACTCCGCCTTGAGTACCGAGGACTGAATCTTTCGTCCCTTGAAGAAATCGGTTATGGCTGTCAACAATATGTTTGGCAAAAGCAGATGCTGCGTGACTCTGAAGTGAAGCGCAAGGTAAGCAGTGCAGCGAGTAGCCGCAACACAAAGAGGAAACAATGGCAACAAAGAAATCTACTGAAGCAGTGAGTGCTCGTCGGGAGCAGCTTCGGGAAGAACACGCCGTTGCTGTCCGTGAAAAGATTCAAGTGTCAAGCTTGGTCAACACGTTAGAAAACTTTGCTCTCGGCAAAGGCACAACCAAATTGACTGCGGCTCGGATCAAAGCAATCGAGATGTTGCTGGACAAGACCCTGCCGAACTTAGCGTCGATCAAGCATGAGACAGATGCGAAGAGTGTTACATTCATGATTGGTTCAAACTTCGTAAAGCCTGAATGACTGTTATCCAGTACAACCCGCCGGGACAAGTGGCTGCTGATTTCCACAACTCAGAAGCCGATGTCCGAGGAATCAAAGGGCCAGTCGGCTCCGGAAAATCCTCAACCTGCTGCATGGAAATCGTCAAGCACTCCCTCAAGCAAACCCCACACAATGGTTGGCGCAAGGCTCGATGGGCTGTCATTCGGAATACCTACCCCGAACTGAAGTCCACCACAATCAAGACTTGGCAGACTTGGTTCAATGACGAGCTGGCTCCGATCAAGTGGGATGCCCCGATCACAGCTCACATGAAGATCAAAGACTGTGGTGACGGCAACGGACTGGATCTCGAAGTCATCTTCATCGCCTTGGATAAAGCTTCCGAAACCGGCAAGCTGAGATCTCTCGAACTTACTGGAGCTTGGATCAATGAAGCCTCAGAGGTTCCGCATGAAGTCTTCAACATGGTCACGCAACGTATCGGTCGTTACCCCGCGAAGACTCACGGCGGCGGCCCCGTTCATCCGTGCGTCATCCTCGATACCAACCCGCCTGACGACGATCACTGGTATTACAAGATTGCAGAAGAAGACACCCCCGAAGGATGGGAATTCTTTAATCAACCGGGTGGTCTCATTCGTCTTCAAGAGGGCGATGATGTCCAATACAAGCCGAATCCGGATGCGGAGAATGTGTTCAACCTTCCTCAAGGGTATGAGTATTACCTGAAGATGATCAAGGGTAAGACTGACGACTGGATCAAAGTCTTTGTCCTCGGCCAGTACGGAACCACCGCAGATGGAAAGCCTGTCTACCCAGAATTCAACGACAGAATCCACGTAGCAGAAGAAGAGATCATCGTGAACAGAGGACTGCCTCTGTATCTTGGATGGGACTTTGGACTCACACCAGCTTGTATCGTCGGACAGATCACTTCCCGTGGACAGCTCGTAATTCTTGAAGAGTTCCTAGCTGAAGACATGGGCATCAGACAGTTTGCTCAGGAAATCGTCAAGCCAGCCCTGATGACGACCTACTCCGGAATGCGCTTCATCTCTGTTGGAGATCCTGCCGGAACGCATAGGTCTCAAGCGGATGAGAGAACTTGCTACCAAGAACTTCTGGAATCAGGAATAGCAAGTGAGCCGACCAACACAAACGATTTCATACCACGCAGAGAATCTGTTGCGTACTTCCTCAACAAGCTGGCTGGGGGAGAACCTGGATTTCTTCTCTCGCCGAACTGCCGCCAACTCCGCAAGGGTTTCCTCGGCGGTTACAGGTACGAACGACTCAAGGTTGCCGGTGAAAGATACCGAGACCGACCAGTCAAAGACAGATTCAGTCACCCACACGATGCACTCCAGTACCTCTGTTTAGCAGCTCGTAGCGGCAAAGTAGAAGTGAGAGCACGACAAGTTAAAAAAGCGTCCAGCAAAGCATGGGCATGAGGAATAAACCATGACACAGGTGTATCAGGCAGCCGCGCCAGTCGAAGCAGACATCAGCGCCGTCCAAGCACAGGGCGTGGATAACTCCGACCTGATCGCTATGGGCATCTCTGGTCACATCAATTCCTGCTGGACTCAAGCGAAGATGGCGAAGCAGGACATCACAGAGCGCCTACTTCAGTGTGAGCGCCAGCGCCGTGGTGAATATGATCCAGACAAGGCTATGGACATAGCTGAAACTGGCGGCTCAGACATCTTCATGATGCTGACAGACGTTAAGTGTGCTGCCGCCAAGTCATGGATTCAGGACGTAATGCTGCAAGCAAACCGTCCATTCGACCTCGTACCCGCTCAGGAACCACAGATTCCTCCTGAAGTCCGCCTATCAATCATCGACTTGGTGCGGACAGAGGCGGAAGATTACGTCCGTGCCGGTCAGGAATTACATCCAGAGACTTTCCGCAAGCGGATGAACGAAGTCCACGACATGATCTCCATGCGTGTCAAGGAAGAAGCTAAGGCCACAGCAGAGAGAATGGCTCAAGTCATCCAAGATCAACTGGATGTTGGTAAGTTCAAACCTGCCATGCAGGACTTCATTGATGACTTTGTGACGTTCCCTACGGCTATCCTCAAAGGCCCAAGTGTTCGCCGCAAGAAGCAACTTCAGTGGGGGCCAAACTTCATACCTATCGTTGTGAACGATATGATTCGTGAGGTTTCAAGGGTTTCCCCATACGACATCTTCCCAAGCGCCAACTCAATGGGCGTGGATGACGGCTTCTTGATCCAGCGCCACCGCCTGTCGGCCAAGACCCTAGAGTCCATGAAGGGTGTCCCCGGATACTCGGACGACGAGATAGATCAAGTCATCATCCGCTACGCAAGAACTGGCTACCGCTACAACGAGTTCGGCGACCAACAGCGTGACGACCTAGAAGGCAAGACGAATTCTCAAATGCACAACGATCATCTGATCGAAGCACTGGAATTCTGGGGGCCAGTCATGGGCGACCTGCTCATGCAGTGGGGCATGAAGGATGTCGAACCCAACAAGGTCTATGAGATCAATGCTTGGCAAGTGGCAAACTTCACCATCAAGGTGGTTCTGAATCCAGATCCCCTTGGTGAGCGCCCTTACGAGATCGCTTCATGGAGAACCATCCCTTCAGCGTTCTGGGGGATGGCTCTTCCCGAGAACATGCGCGATGTGCAGATCATGTGCAACGCCTCTGCTCGCGCCCTTGCGAACAACATGGGTATTGGCTCCGGCCCTCAAGTCGAAGTGGCTGTGGACAGATTGGCTGACGGCGAAGACATCACACAGATGTATCCTTGGAAGATATGGCAGACCACATCAGACAAAACTGGTGGTGGGCAGCCGGGGGTTCGCTTCTTTATGCCTGAGATGAAAGCCGCTGAGCTGATGGGGATCTATAACCAGTTTGCCAAACAAGCGGACGAAGTGACGGGTATCCCAAATTACATCTACGGTTCTGGCTCTGGAGCAAGTGGCGCAGGCCGCACAGCTTCTGGCTTATCCATGCTGATGGACAACGCTGCCAAGGGAATCAAGATGGCGGTCGGCACAATCGACGATGTGGTCACGATGGTCGTGAATCGCTTCTACGTCCACAACATGATCTACAACCCTGATCCATACATCAAGGGTGACTTCCGCGTTATAGCCAAAGGCGCAATGGGATTGATCGCCAAAGAACAGATCCAGGTTCGCCGCAATGAGTTCTTGAATCTTGTGCTCAGCAACCAGATCGCTCTACAGATTGTTGGCCCAGAGGGTGCTGCTTATCTGTTGCGCGAGACAGCGATGGGCTTACAAATGGATACCGACAGATTGGTTCCATCGACAGAGATGATGAAGTTCAAGAATGAACAGATTCAAATGGCTATGCAACAATTGCAAGCCGCAATGCCACAACAACAGATTGCAGCCCCTGAAGCAACAAACCCCGCTGGAGACCAAGCGCCTCCGGCTATGAATACCGTTCAACCCCAACAAGGAGTATCAGCATGATGACAATGAAAAAAGCCCCCAAAAAAGGAATGATGGCCGCAGGTTACAAAGATGGCGGCAAAGTCATGAAAGACGCAGCCAAAAAAGCCCCCAAGAAAATGATGATGGTTCCAGCCAAAAGCATGAAGATGGCTGATGGCGGCAAGGCATTTAAGCCTTGTGCTGGTTGTCCAGCTCCCAAGAAGTGCGCTGCTATGGGCAAGTGCATGAAGGGCGGCAAATGATTTCCAAGATTGTTGAGCAGGCCAAGGCTTTGCTTGTCAAGTTCATGGAGCGAGTAAATAAGCTAAGGGAAAAGAAATGAAACCTGATTGGCAAAACAAGAGCTACGCCAAGACAAGCTCACCCACCGCCCCCTCGACTATGCACTCTAAGTTGAAGGTTGGCATGACCAGCCTTCACTCGAAGATTGCTGTCTCCAACCACAACATGCCTCAAACTCCCAAGCCAGTTGTTCGCAAGTTTGCTGATGGCGGCGCTGTGCGTACACGCTCTGACGAGGAGATTGGTGATACAGATCTTCGCACTGG